CTAGAGGAGACGTCGAACCTCTTCGCGGATCTGATCGGCGTACCCATAGATCCCGGCCGGCGATTCGATCGGAACACGTTCGCAGTTCCTGCTCTCGTCGAAAAGCCCAAGATACTTCTGCCGAGTGTTAAAGAACAAGCGCACCACGGGCTTGCGGTTGTTGTCGTCCAGCAGAATGGCGCAGTAGGACTTCGCATCGCGCATCGTGACCCTCTCCGGATCGACCTCGCTGCACGCGATCGCCTGCACAATCCGGTATGCCGCAATCTCCTCCTCCGTCGTCACGATACCGTCGTCGGGCTCCTCCTGGGCCGCGGGTTCATCCTCTGCGGACGGCGTCTCGGTTATCTGCGTGCCGGCGTCGATCTTCAAGTCCTCGGCGCCGAGCGCGGTCTTCAGACGGTCGTTCACCTGGTCATTGAGATAGCGTTTCAGGGCCTTGTCGACCAGCGGCCTGAACTTCTCCATGACCTGCTGGCGGAAGGCGCCATCGTAGACGTGTCCGGCGAGCAGTTTGACGAAATCATCCGACGGGGTCTTGAATTCGTCGCTTACCGCGCGCTTCAGTGCGCCGACGTACTTCAGCTCCTCGGCGCTGCTGGCAATGGAATCGATGTCGAACGCCGGTTTGGTCAGCTTGTTGAGCTCGGGCAGTACCGTCTCGTCGATGTCGAGCAGGTCGAGCACGAGGAACGGCTTGGAATCCATGCGGTTCGGTTCGTCGATGTCCATGTAGAAGTTCCACACCTGGCCATTGGTCAGCACGCCGATCCGGGCTCGCGTCGTGGCGAAGTACCGGTACAGCTGGCTTGCGTTCTCCAGAGTGAGCGGTGCTCCGATCTTCTTGCATTCGATGAGGATCTGCACCTGATCGTCGAGGACGAGCGCGTAGTCAACCTTTTCGCCCTTCTTCACGCCGACGTCGGCGGTGAACTCGGGGACGACCTCGCGGGGGTTGAATACGTCATAGCCGAGCACCTGTCCGATGAACGGCATGATGAACGCCGTCTTGGTTGCCTCCTCGGTTTCGAGGCTGTCCTTCAGCTCCTTCACCTTCGCGGCTACCTGATTGATGGCTTCGTTGAATTCCATGGTTCCCTTTTGTTTCTGTGGATCGGTATTGGTTCGATTCTACGTCGCGATAATCTCCGATCGGCTTAAATCCGCTTTGTTCGAATGCGAAACGATGGTTTGCGTGGTAGACCAGTAACCATGACATCGAACATGCGTGCCAATAACGGTATTGGACACCCCACAGGGTGAACGTGCGTTCGATCGTGTGGGCACAGAAAAAAGGCGACGCCCAGATTGGAAGCCTGACGCCGCCCCAGTGCAGCATTGCCCAACGAAAGGAGCCGGACATGCACTAGACTAGATCATTCCTTGACTCTTTTTGACGCAGCTATATAGATGGCAAGCGCGGACGTTGCGAACACATCGGCTATCCGGTCCACGTCGGACGTGGTGAACGGGGCCTCATACCTCATCCGTTTGTACCAGTAGTTCGAAGAGAATCCCGATTCCTCGAAGAATCTCAACGCCGACATGTCGCTTTGTCCCAAGAGATCGCGCGACACGTCGATAATCGCTCTGCTCATTGGCGTTACTTCATCTTTGCTGTTTCTGCCCATGTACCCAAAATTATACTATTTAGGTAATTTTTGCAACAATCTACCTATCTGAGTTGACAGACTGTATCTAAATAGGTAGAGTGAAGCTATCGAGATCGAAAGGACATCGGATGAACACATCCAAGCAAATCGCAGCGGGCATCTCCGCCGAGCTGGCTCGCAGAGGCCACAGCAAGCGCGAGTTGGCTGACGTGTGGGGGGTGACCCAGCAGACCGTTTACAGCAAACTGGCAACCGGGATGCTCACCACCGACGAAGTGGACAAGGTGGCACAGTTCCTCAGCATCTCATTCGTGGATTTGGTTAAGGCATCCTTGATGTTGGCTGATTCCCGCATGGGGGTAGCGGCATGATCGGCGACACATCGAACGCCCCTCGTTTCCATTGGCAGATCGACGACAGTGGCGATTACGTGACCGTCTACACGGTCGTGACCCGGCAGATCGGCCTGTTGAGCATGAAACGCTCCGGTGATGGTTGGATGATCGCGGTCGGCCCGCACGGCGACTGGAGTCGAACGTACGACACGGAGACGTTGCGCACGATCGCCGAAACGATCCTCAAAACCATCGACAACGACACTGATTCCGACAACTGAACAATGCTTCCCTGTGGTCGCATGACACCACCCGTGTCCACGTCTCAACGCCCGCTTACCGCATACCGACGTGGATCCGATAGGGGATATGGCCCGAAACCGGCATTGCCTTGATCTCTTGGACCACCCACACATTTTGGGAACAAGGATACCGGCGGACGGCCGCCTAGCCTGCGGGGATCGTCGTGGTTTCGGATCGGTTTGCTCCACGACCTCCCGGCCCCATTCCGATGACTTCCCTTGCTTCGCGTCGGAATGGTCCCGGTTCGACTCCGGGCGCAGGCACGCAGCAATGCAAACAAAAAGCCCCCGCTGCAACCGGGGGCAGTGAAATCAAACACCAATTCAGGAGGATATCACCATGAGTCAACCAATGGAACCCCTCGCGGTCAAACGACACGAGGCCGCACGACTCCTCAGCGTCAGCGTTGAAACCCTCGACAGTCTCATCCGCAGCGGATCCATCCGCGCCCGCCAGCAGCGTGGAAGCCGCACCATCCTCATCAGCGTCCAAAGCATCCACGAATACCTGGGCGACATCAAACAGCAGAGGGGAGGCCGTCGATGAACCCCCAGTTCGCACCCCTGAACCCGCCGAAACCACCGACCAGGAAGAGCGCCTCGTCCAATTACAGGCTCACCCGTTGGACGCGTTACGGGAGGATCCTCACCGGAATCGGCTACCTGCTCGTCATCCTGCTCGGCGGGCTCCTCGCGCTCCTCGCCCTCGCCGGCCTCGTCTGGAGCGTCTGGCTGTATTTCCACGGTTACCAGCCGTGGGAGGCCTACGCGATCGGCGTCACCGCATTCCTCGGATTCGCAGGAATCTGGGCATGGAAGGGCGACGAAATATAAGCAACAAAACCACAGGAAAACAAACAGGAAATAAAGGAGAAAAACCATGGCTAAAATCCAGCATATCGAACCGGATGATCTGCCTGAAAATGTCAGGAAGGCATTCGACGAATTTATCGAGGCGTTCAAGTCCGATAAGGACCAGTTGAAGCGTCTCCGCCGCACGGGGGTGGGCGACGATCTGGAGTTCGCCGAGGATGACTTCCATTACTCCATCGCCCAGCTCGATAACATCTATCACGCCATCGGCGAGACCATGGATGATCGCTGGGATGCCTGCGACTATGCGGCCGTGGCCCGGTTCGCCAATCTGCTGCGCGACGTGGTCAACACCGCGCAGGCATTCACCTACGACTACAGCAACAAGACGTCGGGGGAGCCGCAATGGTAAGCGAGAAACCCTATACGGTGATCAGATTCACCGGGAACAATGCAACCATCAATCAACTCTGGCATGAGGCTCGCAACAAGGGGGTCGGCGGATCCGATGTCGCGAAAATTATGGGCATCAGCTCCTTCGGGACTCCGAAAGATGTATGGGATGAAAAAACTGGGCGTGTTATCCCCGAAGACATCAGTGACAAGCCCGCCATTCTCGTTGGCAACGCACTTGAGGACGTCGTACGTAAATGGTTTCAGCGGCAACACCCGGAACTTGAAGTTCAGCAGGTCCACGGAATGCTCCGCAGCAAGACACGCCCATGGGCTCAGGCATCGTTAGACGGACGCTGCCGAGTGCTCGGAACAAAACGCAATGACCCAGCCAATTATGCAGTCCTGGAATGCAAGACGTGCTCCGAATTCAGGGCCGCTGATTGGGAGGACGGCGTACCCGACTACTACCTCACTCAAGTGACGCACTATCTTAGCGTGACAGGCTGGCCAAAAGCCTACGTCGTAGTACTCATCGGCAACCGTGAATTCAGAGAATTCACGGTGGAACGTGACGAGCAGGACATTGCCGCGGTCGATAAGGCGGTGGACGACTTCTGGCATCTCGTTGAGACCAACCAGATGCCGCAGCTCACCGGCACGGACGTGGACCGAGTCCAGGAACAACAGCCCTACCCGGAGGGATTCGAGCAGGTCGAGGACACGGACTTCGACCAGCTGTCTGCCCTGTACGACAGTTACGCGCAGGCCGAATCGGACGCGCGTAAATCCAAGGCGAAGATCGCCGACCGGTTGAAGCAGCTCGTCGGAGGGGACCGCGAGGGTCTGGTCTCACCCCACTGGCAGGTCGGCTACCGAACCATCCATTTCAAGGAGCAGGCGGCGCGTCCGGCGAAACCCGCGTACGACCAGCGTCGCTTCTACGTCAAACAACTCAAGGAGAACAACTAATGGGACAGCTCGCACAGGCCACGCAAGGCCGACAGCTCACCGCCAACACCACGGAGCGCGACATCAGGGACATGGTGCGCGCCTCATGGCCGCAGATCCAGCGCGTCATCGGCGGCAACCTCAAGCCCGACATGCTCCTGCAATACTGCATCAGCAGCATCAACCGCGAACCCGCATTGCGCAACTGCACACCGGTAAGCGTGCTCTCATGCTTCATGCAGTGCGCCGCCCTCGGATTGAAGCCCTCCAACGTGGATGGTCTCGGACAGGCGTACATCCTCCCCTACGGCAATAAGAACCATCAGGGAGGCCAGCCCGACGCGACATTCGTGATCGGCTACAAGGGCATGCTCAAACTACTCGAAAACTCGGGTATCTACGCGCAGCCGGTAGCCGTCTACGAGGACGACGGCGTGAAACTCAGGATGGACGCGAAGGGCACGCCCTACATCGAATGCCCCGACGAGATCAACCTCGACGCCGATCACTCGCCCGGCAAGCTCAAGTTCGTGTTCCTCAGCATCGACCTGCCCAACGGCGGCACCTACGCCGCCTACATGAGCCGCAAGGATCTCGAAGCGTACCGTGACCTGTACGCGCCCCGCTCCAAGCGACGCGGCAACGCGATCAGCGGACCATGGGCCACGAACTTCGTCGAAATGGGATTGAAAACGCTGATCCGCCGCAGCTTCAAATACCTGCCAGTCAGCGTCGAAGCCAAGACCGCCACCACCGTGGACGAGACCACGCCCGACTATTCCGACGTGCTCACCCCGCAGATCACCGACGCCATGACCACCGTCGTGGACACCACGCCCGACAACGAATCCGAAGCGGAACCGGAGTCGGGGGAGTCCGCGCAGGCCGACCAGCGTGAGGCGAAACTGTCCGACCTGATCGACCGGTTCAAAGCACTGGGCGTCGCGTCCGAACAGGAGGCATGCCAGACCGTATCCAAGATCGTCAACCGTCCCGTCAGCGCGTTCACGGACATGTCGGAGGCGGAGATCGACAAGGTGCTCAATGATTTCGACCCCGTTCCCGACACCGCGAAGGACGGTGAGTAATGGCGGTAAACATCTGCTTTCAGGGCAACGTGGGAGGCGAACCCAACACGCGCACGTTCAACAACGGTAGCAGCGTGACCACGTTCAGCGTCGCCGTCTCGCAGGGCTATTTCGATGACACGCACCAGTGGGTTGACCTGGGCACGATGTGGATCGACGTGGAATGCGCGCCCGGCGCCGCGAAACAGCTCCCATTCGTGCATAAGGGTGTCAGAGTCCTTGTCTACGGCCTGTTGTCGCAGCGTTTCTGGGCCGACAAGCAGGGTGCGGAGCGCAGCAGTCTCCGCTGCTACGCGCAGGCACTCGGATTCATCAACAAACCACAGCAGCAGGGCCAGCCGGCACCCGCACAGCAAGCCACCACCAGTGGCGACCCATGGGCCGCCGACAACGGCGATTATGCATTCTAAGGAGGAGATCATGGCAGACAAGCAGAAGAGCCCATGGACTCTACTGTCCGTGAACCCGCACGTGAACCTCACGGTCAGTGAGATCGAATCCGGCTTATCGTTCGACACCCGGCTCACCGTCCGCGTCCGACTCAACAGTGACTATCCCGACAGCGTGCTCGCATGCATGCTGTGGATGGCCGGCCGCTATGTGTTCAACGGCATGGAGGAGCTCGACACGTTCCGTGACGATTTCGAGAACCACCCCAGTCAACGCTGGCAGGGGATCATCGACCAGTGGCCGCTCGTGTTCGGCCCGACCGAAACCGCACTCAAAAAACTGTTCGCCTCGGCGAAACCCGCCGTGAAACGACCACCATGGTCGAAATGCCCGCGCTGCGGCGCCGCGATCTTCGGCTGCGTGGAGGGCATGACCGACATCGAGGAGATCGAACGCCTGCTGAAGAACACGCCGGCACCATACTGGTGCCGCTCCTGCGGCCAACGCTTCAAATTCACCGGCAACTGGCTCTCCTGCACGGACGAATTCACCGTCGAGGAGACCATCGAATCCATCAAGCACGTGTTCCCCACCCAGCAGCCATCATTTGACACACTGCAGATCGAAGCGGGGGAGGAACACGATGACTGATTGGAGACTCGTCGAGGAGACGCCGGACGGCATGGACGACGACGTGTGCCCCGACTGCGGCAGCCCGTTGGACTCGCTCGGCCGATGCCCCTACTGGCGTGACCGCGCCTACGACGAATACGGACTTGAACCATAAGGGGCAGGACATGACACGCAGTAGGACCAGTGCGAAAGCAGCCGGGCAACGCCTCGAAACACAAATGGAGCAATGGCTCCAGTGGGCGTTCCAAGATGATCGCATCGTCCGCTCACGATTGCACGGCAAACACGATCAGGGTGACATCGTCGGACTCCGATTCGACGGTGACCGCGTGTGCATCGAATGCAAAGCCACACGCAACGGCAAGGACGGCGCGCCCCGCGGCGTCGTCAAGGAATTCGGCGAGGCCATCACCGAAGCCGGCAACATCGACAGCCCGTGGCCCGTCCTGATCAAAAAACGAGACCAGGTGGGCGACCGGCTCGTACGCAACGGCGGCAGTCAGCTCGGCATCATCCTCGAAAACGACTACTACCGTCTCTGCCGGCACAACATGACGGGATTCCGCCCCTCGCTGATCCAGCCTACGCAGGCGATGATCGCCAACGATCTCGTCGGCATGCCCTGCAGTAGTCTCTTCAGACTGTTCAACCATGGGCTGCCGTTGGGCCCGGAGTAGACCAATGCCGCGCACGCCGAAATCCTATGTCGGCTCACGAACCCCGTGGGCCGACAAACCAACCAGAACGAAAACCGTGAAACCAGCCAAACCGGCGTTCAGCATCGAGGACGCCGTCAGACTGGACCCGGAATTGCGGCTGATGATCGACCGCATGAGGAAAGGAACATGGCATGGCCGATAGGAAGGGCTACGCCCGCCTCAGCAATGGTTACTGGCAGGACAAGGGCATCCTTAAGCTGCGCCGCCGTAATCCGGCCGCCGCGCTCCTGCACGTGCTTGCCATCAGCTGGTGCTCCGATCATGCGACCGACGGCCGGATCGACGAGGACACGCTCCTTTACGTGCTCGGCGCCACCGAACAGGACGTAGTGGATCTCGTCGCATCCGGCATGCTCCAGCCAGCCGAAGACGAACCCGGCATGTATGTGCTGCGCAACTACCTCGGGCCCGACACCAGAGCCTACATCCCTGATTCAATCCGCCTGGCCGTGTACTCGCGGGACGAGTGGAAATGCCTCCGATGCAGGAGCGCCGAGAATCTGTCGTTAGACCATGTTCATCCGTGGTCAGACGGCGGTGTGGATTCCATCGAGAATTTTCAGACATTGTGCCGGTCCTGCAACTCCTGGAAAGGTACACGGGAAATCGACTTCAGGAAAAAGGTGCTGTGATGGCGAAAAACAATATGGAGACGTTTGCGAAGATCAGCACGCGCCTGTGGCAGAACGAGAAGGTCCGGACTCTCGCGATGGAACATCCGTCCGCGTTCGCCGTATGGACTTTCGCGATTTCGTACTGCGCGGGAGAGCTGAACGACGGCGAACTGTCACGCTTCCACTTGAAGTGCCTGCTCGGAGCCTCCGATGAGGACATCGACGCACTCATCGACGCGCACCTGTTGGATAAGCACGAGAACGGAACCCTATGGCTGCACGATTTCGTCGAGGCTCAGGGACGTTCCCGCGCGGACGTGGAGGCGGCCAAGGAGAGGAAGGCCGAGGCCGGCCGCCAAGGCGGCAAGGCATCCGGCGAATCACGCTACGCGAAGCAACCGGCAAGCAAACCGAAGCAGCCGCGAAGCATCAGTGAAGCAGAACCGAAGCAGCCGCGAAGCATCAGTGAAGCAGAACCGAAGCAGCCGCGAAGCAAAACGAAGCCAGATACAGATACAGATACAGATACAGATACAGATAAGAATTCTTCTAACGAAGAATTCTCCCTCCCCCAAACCCCCTCCGTCGAGGGGGCCGGCGAGGAGGAGCAGGAGACCGAGGCCATCCGGGAGAACACGGCCGATGATCATGCGATCAGCTTCGAGCAGGCGCAGGAGATCGTCCGCCGTGTACGCGAGTTCTACCCGGCGGTGAAGTTCCGCGGCCGCTCGTATGAGCCGGGCATCATCCTGCAGTCGGACGCGATCCTGCGCGTCGCCGGCAGCCAGCCGGACATCGTCGACTGGTTCGTGGCCCGCTGCCGCGCGTACGTCGAGCATCAGTCGGAGCCGCGCTATGTGACGGAGTTCGCGACCTACGTGCGTGGCGGCGGCCCGTCCGGCAAGCGCCCCTACTGGGAGATCGACTGGGCGTCGCAGCCCATGCCCGTGGATCCGCGGCAGGAGGCCGAGGCCAAGCGGCACGAGCGCAACATGCGCGACGTGGACTACCTGTGCCGGCATTGGCGGGACGAGGAATGCCAGCTCGCCGCCCTGGAACTGCCCGAGAAGGCGCAGGCATTGGCTCGTGCACGCTATCCGGACGAGTGGTACAAGCTGTGGCGTCGCGGCACCAAACTCAAGGAACGCGAAAAACAGGCCGCCAAGACGCCGGCAGACGCGCACCCTAATACTTCTACCGGAGTGCCATAAAAACCGCTTCGCGCCATCATTACGTGAAGATTTGAGGCATGCAAGCACAACAGGAAAGAACACGAATGAACCCACTAGACACACCCGACTGGCTGCTCGACCTCGCCATCCAAGCCATGCAACAACTCCACCTAACCAACCAAACCCCGGCCGAAGCATGCGTCCTCGGATACATCTCCGGCTGGATGACAGCCCTCGACTGGACCCTCGACCAACTCCAAGGAGACCATGATGACGATGCGTGACGGACTCTACCTCGACGCGTTCGGCGACCTGTGGATCATCGCCGACGACACCGCCCAACTCATCCGCGAAAACGACAAATGGATGACCAGCGGCGACGCCAGGCACGGCAGCACCAACCGCGTCTACCCCTGCAAAACCAACGATCCCAAGTTCACCAGCCGCGCGCCCCACACCAGAATCGAGATCCAATGAACGTCAGCGAATCCATCAACTGGCAGTCCCTGACCGCCGAACAACTCGACGGGCGACGATTCATCGCCCGCACCTGGACAGGCAGCGTCGTCGACAGCCGCCTGACCATCCACCACATCGGCCCCATGACCATCATGACCGACCAGGACTTCCAAATCCCCATCATCCTGATCGGCGCCCCGACCCAGCCAAACACACTCGGACTCACCCTCCGATCCATCAACGTACTCAGGGAAAGAAGCCAGTCATGACGGTGAAGGCATACACGCGGGAAATGATCATCAAATGGCATCGCAACCACTACACGATCGACGAGATCGCGCCCCTCATCCCATTCGCCACACGCGAGGAGATCGAAGCCATCATCGCCACATACGAAACCCAACGAGAGGGCCGCCAATGAGCACCCCCACGGCAAAAATCATCACCCGCCGACAACTCACGGACGCACTGCAGAACCAACTCGACAACCTCGACCTGACCATCGTGCCCAACCAGTGGACGGACGACACGTACACCAGCGAGGACGTGAAGGCGCTCGCCGACGCCGTCTACGAGGGCACCGGCATCGAGACCGACGTCACGACACTCGTCGAGACGGGCGACATTCCCGGGGAGGCGGTATGAGCATCTTCACCACACGTGACGAGCAGGTCAGCCTGTCGAGCATCATCCACGACTATGCGCACGCGTTCGCGTCGGATCCCGACGACATCGACCTGCGCCGGCACAGGATCACCGCATGGCTCGCCCGGCATGATCATACGATCGCGCAGACCGTGGGAGCCAAGGCATGGGCCGAGGGAGTCATCTACGGGATGAACGCCGTCCGCTCCGCAGCGAACGACGCGCGAGTCGACCCATTGCTCGAGAACCCCTACCGGGACGAGGAGGAGGGATCATGATCATCGCACTCACCCTGCTGCTTTTCATCCTGCTCTGTCTCACGGTCGGGCTGCCCACCTTCCTGCTTGCCAACAGGTATGCCGAGACCCCAGGGCATCCGGGGGGCGACGACCTGTTCACCGCCTTCATCATCGTCTGCGCCTTCGAGGCCGTCATCGCGGGGCTGCTGTTCGTCTGCTATCAGGCAGCAGCATGGCTGTTGCCCCTGCTCACATGAAAAAAAGGGCCTCACACCCGACAGGGCATGAGGCTGGGAATCCGCACAATCCAGTCTACCAACCGTCGGAATGAGAGGCCTTTTCGTGAACACCTGCCGTCACTGCCACACCAGCATCGACCCGGACCACACGCTATGCGAGACATGCGAACTACGCTTCTGCATGCTCCTGCTCCGCCTCGCATGCGATCTCGCCCCACTGCGTGCAGCACTGGACGCCACCATCCACCCCGGAGGCCACCAGCCGACACGAGCCAAAAACGCCGTACCACCCACGCCGATCAGGCTCGACGTGCTCGACATGCTGGACATCCTCGACTCGACCATCTACGAGCTCGCCCGCAGACTCGACGGCACCGACGCACACCCCGACGCCACCGACACGCCGCCGCGCGACCTGCACACCACGCTCCTGCACTGCGCGGGACACCCCAGACTCGCCACCTTCCCGGACGCCGGCCTCTACCTGCACGTCACCGAACGACTCGCCAGACAGGCGGACATGATCCTCGACCCACCCACCCCCGGACGCGAGATCGGCCCATGCCCAACCTGCGCGACCATGCTCACCGCCGGCGAGCGCGACCAGTGGGTCACCTGCCCCACCTGCGGGAGCGTCGAACGCGTACGCACGGTGAAGATGCGACGGTTGGAACGCCTGTGCTTCGACGAGTCGAAGCGGGGGACTCCGGCCATGGTGGCACGCGCGTTCATGGACGCCGGCATCCACGTGCGACGCAACACGATCAGCCAATGGGCGAGACGTGGACGGCTGGCCGCGGATGATGATGGGCTGGTCGCGTACTGCGACGTGTACCGGCTGCTGCGCGCACCCCACGAAATTGTCTAACGACAGGGGCGTTATCATTCGCCGGGACTTGTGTTTTCGGCGACTGTCACCGATAATTGCAGTGGGACTAGTGGGTCCGATGGGCCCAATGAGTAGTCTCTCTTCCTTTTCTCACGAGGGAAACTTCCGTTTCGCCCCCGCCAGGCAGCCGCCAGCGGGGGCGAACACGTATCACCATGAATCTTTTTCCAATGATGGGGGAGTCATATGAGCATCCTGTACGCGCATGCCGTCAACGATCCGGACCATATGCCGGACAGCCAGCACGTGGAGACCGTCCAGTTCGTCGACGCCGACCTCTCTCAACTCACACGTGCCGCATCCCCGTCGGCAGTCAGCGGGGACGCGGCACGGCTACTCATTCCTTCGGGCGTTTGCGCGGCCTGCCGCCGCCGACACCACGGCCGGGACGGTTCGCGTTCCATTCGTCGATCGTCTCGGGAAGCCAGCCGCGCGTGCGGCCGATGGTCGCGTCCGGTTCGGGGAGTTTGAGGTTGAGCAGACCGCCGCTGGTGATGCCGAGGCGTTCGGCGGCCTGCTTGACGCCGAGGTATTCAGTCGCCATCGTTTATCCTTCCCGCCAGATATCCCAGCACGCCCGCGCACAGGCCGAACACCCCCGCAGGTATGGTCCGGGATGAGACGGCCAGCATGAGGCTGACGACGCCGAACATGAGTGCGATGATTCCTATCTTGCCGTTCATGATGTTCCATGGAATAGTTGGGAGTGGAGCCGTGGCTCCGGATAGTAGGAGTATCCGGAATCCACGGCTCTTTCTACCGCTTGCGCCGTTTATCCGACGGCTTTCGCGGCCTGCTCTTCGCGATCAACGCGACGGCCACGGCGGCGATGGGCGCGAGCGTCGCGCCCAGACCGGAGAGGAATTCCCCGATGGCCTTGAGCAGCTCCGTGATCTGTTCCATGTTCACCTCCTTTCCTTGCCCGACATATCTATAGTAACGCAATGACTATAGTTACGCAATTCGAAAGGCACTCGACACGCCGGTGATTCCAACGATTTCCCGGACCCTGCAACCAATGCGCCCGGCAGATCCGAACACCCCCTCCACCCCAAGGGGAGGCCCCATGCCCCACCGTCGCACGCGCTGGAACACCAGCGACAGAAGCGCCAGGCTGCCAAGCGACTGGCCGGTCATCCGAGCCAAGGTCAGGACCCGCGCCCACGGCCGATGCCAGGCAAAACATCATGCGCCGGACTGCGACGGCATCGGCACTGACTGCGACCACATCATCGCCGGCGACGACCACAGCCTCGACAACCTGCAATGGCTGTCGCACGCATGCCACAAGCTCAAGACCGAACGTGAGAACGCGCAACGCAACACACTCCGGACCGCGATGCGACGACACCCACGGGAGCGACATCCCGGAACAATCGACGTCTGACCTGCGGCCTAGAATGGCCCCTAGGCCGGTGGGGGAGGACTCCCCGGCTTGCTCGGTGGAACCGCCGGATAGCACCTCCGGTCATGCATGCGTCACAGGATGGGTTTTTGGCGGCCTTCGGTATTCTTTCGACCTTTGTGCCCGACCGGCTTTCAGGGCTCTGTTTTTGTGTGCCACAGGGCTGTTTTCGGCTTGTCCGTGGGTGTTTTTTCGTATCGCTGTTACGTTTTTCAGCGATGTTACAATTTAGGTAAAAAACTTGAAAAATATAGGATTTTAAAGTTTTTTAGCGGTGTTACGTTATATAATTGGGGTATGACGCAATGCGAATTCTGCGGGCAGGAGCTCGCCGAGAACCCAGGACGTGGCCGTAAACGCCGCTACTGCTCCGACGCGTGCCGTATGGCCTCCAGCAGGGCGCGCCGCAAGCCCGGAGTGCCCGCCGACATGGCCATGGCCGACAGGTGGGTCCGCTGGAAGCGCGTCACACGGGGCGACGGGACCACGAAACTGCCCGTCCGCATGGACGGAAGCCCCGCATCCAGCACCGATCCGGCCACATGGGCGACGCTCATCGAGGCCGAGGCGTCCACAGTGGGCGACGGCCTGGGGTTCGCACTCGGCGACGGATTCGCATGCATCGACCTTGACCACTGCTACGACAGCCGCAACCATCTCGCCGACTGGGCGAGGATGATCCTCGCCCCAGTCGAGGGGCGCACATACATCGAGATCAGCCCGTCGGGAGACGGACTGCACATCTGGGGCCGCGCCGCGGAGCGTACCGGAGTCAGGGTGCGCGGACTGATGAACGCCGAGGCCTACTCACGAGACAGGTACGTCACGTACACGGGCCGCGTCTGGCACGACAGCCCCGGCAGCCTAGCCGACCTGACGTTCCTGTTCGACGTCCTGCAGCGACTCGCATAACCACAGTCACGGAAAGGGGGAAACGCCGACATGATGACCTCCCCCCGCATGCCCTCCGGGCTCATCAAGGACGGGCGCGGACAGCGCCTATGGAGAGAACTGACCGAGAAGTACTCCTTCTCCCCCGCCGAGCTGCGACTCCTCGAGACCGCCGCATACACGGCCGACCGGATCTCCAAGGAACGCCGCGCCATCGGCGGCCAGCTCACCACGAAGGGCTCCCAGGGACAGATCGTCGCCCACCCGCTCCTGCCCCAGCTGCGCGCGGACGAGGCGCATCTGATGAACCTGCTGGCAAAGCTTGATCTGCCCGACGACGAGCCGGCGCGCAACGAGGACGGAGACAGGTCCGCCCGCATGCGCGACGTCGCGCAAAGCAGGTGGCACAAGGCGTACGGGGAGGCATGATGGCAAGGCTGCTGAAACGAAGCGCAGCCTACATCCCCGACCGTCAAAGTGAATACGACGAGATCATCGCCTGGTATCGCGCCGCGCTCGACCATGAGCCGGCGCGCGCCTGGCATACGAACCCGACGCTGATCGGCCCCACCTGGCGGCGAGACGAGCACGGTTGGCTGCTGCCCGAACGGACGCTCGGCTGGAACCTGCTCGCATGGAGCGGCTACTGGCTGCGCGACTCGAAACGCCGCGCCCCGTGGAAGTGGACGCTCGAGCAGGCAAGGTTCTGGCTGTGGTACTACGCGCTCGACGAGCACGGCGTCCCATTGCACGACACCGCGGTCCTGCAGCGGCTCAAAGGGTGGGGCAAGGACCCGATGGCCGCCGGAGGGGCCGTGTGCTCCTGCTTCGCGGATCTCACGTTCGACCACTTCGACGGAGACGGAACACCCATAGGCCGCGACGAGCCCAACTCGTGGGTGCAGGTGTGCGCAGTCAGCCAGGAACAGACCAAGAACACGATGAAGCTGCTGCCCGGCCTCATCCCCGCGGAGACCCGCCGCCATTACGGCATCCAGCTGGGCAAGCTCAACATGTACGCGCTCGGCGACAGCCGACAGATCGAGGCCGTCACCAGTTCGCCGCTCGCATTGGAGGGCGGACGCCCCACGTTCCTGATCCGCAACGAGACGCAGAACTGGAACTCGTCGAACGGCGGCCACGACATGGACGGCGTCCTGTCCGGAAACGCCGCGAAGTCCGAGGCGAGCGTGAACGTGAAGACCCTCGACATCTGCAATGCCTACCGGGACGGCGAGGACTCCGTCGCCCAGCGTGTGCGGGAGGCGTGGGAGGGCACGCAGGGAGATCCCACGTCCTCCGATCAGGGACGACGCCCGAAGTACATGGATTTCGGCCTCCTTTACGATTCGATCGAGGCCGCGCCGGACACTCCCATGACCGAGGAGTCGATCCCGAAGGTCGTCGAGGACGTGCGCGGCGATTCGACCTGGCTGAGCACTGCGAAGATCGTCAAGGACATCATCAACCCGAAGAACCCCGTCAGCGAGTCCCGACGCAAATGGTTCAACCAGTGCGAGGCCCCCGAGGACGCGTTCGTCACCAGTCAGGAATGGGACGCGAACGAGCATCCCGAACTCAGGCTCGAGGCAGGCGAGGAGATCGTCATGTTCCTCGACTGCTCGCTGACCGACGACGCGACGGCGTTGGTGGCATGCCGCTTGTCCGACGGGTTCGTCAAACCGCTCGGCCTGTGGCAGCGGCCGCCGGGCAAGCGCGGCGACCAGTGGACCGTGCCCAGGGAGAGCGTCGACGACACCGTGCGCACCGCCATGGACCGGTATCGGGTCGTCGGCTTCTGGGGCGACCCCAGCCACGTGCTGGACGACGAGACCGGACTGCACTACTGGGATCCGCTGTTCGACCAGTGGCATCGCGACTTCTCGCGCAGGCTGCGCATCTGGGCGCAACCATCGGGCCGTGACCGGCATGCGGTCATGTTCGACATGGTCCGGCTGGACGTGCAGAAACGGTTCGTCGCCTACGTCGACCAGGCGTATACGGCGATCGTCGACCATGATTTCCCGCATGACGGGGACGCCAGACTGCGCGCCCACATGCTCAACGCACGCCGTCAGCCCACGCGCGCCGGCATGAGCATCGCCAAGGAGGGGCGCGAGTCCCGACGCAAGATCGATCTGGCGTTCTGCGCCATCGCCGCGCGTGGCATGCGGCGTGAATATCTGAACACGAGGAAACGAGGAGCCGGACAGGTATGGTGACCACCTCATACGAGAACGACGTGCAGGCGCTCGACGCGCTGCGCACCCTGTTGCTGCCGGCCTACGGCGACCAGCAGCCGGCACTGGACAGGATCGACCGCTGGTGGCGGTGGCATCCAAGGCCTATCCGGTTGAAGAAGGCCACACAGGAGCATCGCATGCTGCGGGACATGGGCGTTACCCCATGGCTCCGGCTCGTGATCACGACCATCAGCCAGACCCTTTACCTCGAAGGCGTAGACATCCCCGGCACCGAAGGTGATGCGGCGCGCGCGTTCTGGCATCCATGGGTCGCGAACCGGATGGGCCGCAAGCAGATGAGCCTGCACAAGGCCGCGATCGCGTACGGCACCGCGTACGCGTGCGTCCGCTCCGGAGCCAACGGTGCCGTGATCGACTGCTGCAGCCCCCGCGAGGGCATCGCCCTCTACGACGATCCGGCGCGCGACACGTGGCCGCAACTGTTCTGCCGGGTCCGCACGCTCTCACCGCAGGCGGAGAGCTATGAGCTGTGGGACGCGTGGAACGTGTGGGCGTGGGAGCGGCGCGAGGGCGCATACCGGTTCGCTGGCGTATCCCAGCATGACGCTCGGGATGCGAACGGCGATCCGGTCTGCCCCGTGGTCCGCTACCTCAACGACATCGATCTGCAGGGACGCGCCCCCGGCGAGGTCGAACCACTCATCCCTCTCGCAGGCCGGCTCAACAAGGACAACTATGATCGTCTGCTCGCCCAGCATTACAACAGCTGGAAGGTGCGGACCGCGACCGGCCTGGACATGAGCTCGCTGACCGACCAGCAGCGCGCCGACAAGAAGATGGATCTGCGGCAGGACGACATGCTCGTCGCCGGCGAGGGCGTCCAGTTCGGCACCCTGCCCGAGACCACGCTGTCCAGCCTCATCGAGGCAAAGCAGGCCGACGTGGAGGAGCTCGCCGCGGTCTCGCAGACCCCGACCACGGCGTTCGGCAAGCTCGTCAACGTCGGTGACGCCGGCATCGCGGAGAGCCGCGCCGGATTCTACGCCAAACGCGACGAACGGCAGAAATCGTTCGGGGTCAGCCACATGGACGTGCTGCGGTTGTGCTCGGCCGTCGAGGGCCGCATGCTGGACGCGTCCCGGTTCGACCTGACCCCGATCTGGGAGGACACGGACGTGAGGACCATCAACCAGGCGGTCGACGCGCTCGGCAAGGCCGCCCAGATGCTGGGAGTGCCCAGGCAGATGCTGTGGGACATGATCCCCGGCGTGTCCAAGTCACGCGCCGACAGCTGGCGGGAATACGCCGAAACTCACCCCGACGCCGACCTGCTCGCAGTCCAGGCGTATCAGACCCAGCTCGCCCCGGTCGCGGAGGTGTCGGATGGCGTTGACCAGTGAGGGCGCACTGCTGACCGACCAGCATCGACGCCGTCAGGTACGGCTCGCGATCGCGGCCGACAGTCGCGCACGCCGCATGTGGGACTCGACGCTCGACCTGAACGACCTCGAGGGCTCCCAGCCGGTCTGGCGTGAGACGATGCTCGACCTGCTGCAGACATGGTGGCAGATCAGCGCCGCCGACGCGGGCGAATATCTGCCACGTTTCCGTGAGGCCGAGACCGGTTCCACGAATGGCATCGAGGTGCGTTTGCCACGGTTCGACCGGAGGCATCTGGGCAGACAGCTCGAATGGGCCGGCATGCGGAACGTGCTGTGGCATATCGCCCGGGGGCAGACGCAGGAGGCCGCCTACGCGGCCGCACGCACCCTGTTCATCGGCATGTTCCATGAGGCCGTGCTGACCGGAGGACGCACCACGATCGAGAAATGGGCGAAAAAGGATCCGCGCGCCATCGGGTGGCGGCGCGTCTCGGACGGCCGCCCCTGCGCGTTCTGCGCAATGCTCGTCTCCAGAGGCCCCGTATACACCAGCCGGGAAAAAGCCCTCTCCACGAGGAACCCGGCGAGGGGAATCCCCGAGGGGACGCTGCACAAGTACCATCCGCACTGCGGGTGCACCATCGAGCTCGTGTACGGGGACTGGCAGCCGACCGAACGGGAACAGCAGTGGATCGACGACTACTATCGCAATGCCGAAAGCCTCCCCAAGGGCGAGCCGCGCACCTGGGACCGCATCCTGCCGCGAATGCGCCAGACCGGAGACTACCGGGATTCCGCATCCTACCGCAGTACGCCCGAATTCCTCGCCCAGCGGCGTCGGAAACGGTTCGAGAAGAAAATAGCGGATCTCTCCCGCGCTCCGGAACGGTCGAAACCAAAGGAGCCGAGTTCCGAAACCATCAAATGGCCCGACAATGTGCAACCGCCGAGTGAGACAGTCGCCAATCACATCCTGCACGGGGAGGGCGACGGCAAACGTGGGGGACACCTCTACGGAACCGGTGTAATCGGCAAGACCGAATTCCCCGAAGACTGGTCCGAAGAGGATGTCCTGCGCGCCATCAGTCAGGTCATGGCCGATCCCGACTGGACAGTACCCGCGAAGAACGAGCATGCGCTTCATTGGTTGGGCAAAACAATCAATGACGTCCAAGTCGAGGTCAAGGCCTACATGGTCGATGGCAAGTACATTATCAATCAAGCGTATCCGGTCGGGGGCAACGATGTCACCAGAAACACCCTCGATGGTAAAGTCGAAGCCAAACCCAGCAAGGCGAAACGGTGGGGGGAAGGAAGTCCGACATGACATTAAATGAGCTAGAAAGCCTTGCAGAGCAGTGCCTGGCGGTTGCCAAGGGGTTAGATGAAGACATGGAGGATGATGCGAGGGACGCCATCGCGGCTGGAGAACCGGAGTATGCCATGGCCAGCGTTCTCGACATGGCATACGCGCATCCTGAACTGTACGCGAAGCTCCCCCCCGAGGTCTACGAGCTGGCTCGGAACCCTGATTACGTAGTGCTCCACCGCTATCAGGGCCTGCTGGAGAAGCACCGTCAATAGCCACCTCCACACAACAGTTTTCAAAGCCATCATGGAAGTTCCATGATGGCTTTTCTTATGCCCGCAGGCCGGGCGGAAAGGAGCCGATCATGGCCGACGAGAACATCGAAGACCAGAACCCCGACGCCGTCGATACCGGAGAAAACACTCCCGACACGGACGGCGCGCCGAAACCGCCGTGGGAGCGCGACGGCGAGGAATTCAGCCCGGAGAAGGCATGGAGCCTGATCCAGCATCTGCGCGAGGACAACACGAGGCTCAAGGCGTCCAACGAGTCCAACTCCGCGAAGCTGCGCGAGATCGAGGACGCGAAGCTGTCCGAGCAGGAGAAACTGCAGCGAGACCTCGAGGAGGCCAAAGCCAGGCTTGCCGAGGCCGACATGGCCAAGGCGTGGGCCGAGGCACGTGCCGCCCACCCGCAACTGTCCGAGGACGACCTCGAACTCATCGGCGGGGGAAGCCCCGACGAGATCAAAGCCAAGGCCGCGAAGCTCGCGGCCCGCATCGCCGCGCAGGCCACGGCGAGTGAGAACCCCACCAACCCCGCGTTGCGCGCCAAGCCCACCGGAGGCATCGACCCGACAGTCGAACACTCCAAGGACTGGCTGCGCGACCGACTGACCAACCAGTAAGGAGAACCCATGGCAGACAATTTCGCCAGCCAGATCAACCGTGGGGATCTGGGCTCCAGCCTCATCCCCGACGAGGTGTCACAGGAGATCATCCAGACCATCCCCCAGTCCAGCGTGATGCTCACCCGAGCCAAGCGCATCAGCATGAGCAGCCGCAAGAAGACCCAGCCGGTGCTCGCGACCCTGCCCGACGCCTACTGGGTGCAGGAAGGTGCGCTCAAGCAGACCAGCAAGACCGGCTGGGAGGACGTGCAGATCACCGCCGAGGAGCTCGCCGTGATCGTCCCGATCCCCGACTCGGTGGTCGACGACGCGAAGATCAACCTGTGGCAGACCGTCAAGCCGCTCATCGCCGAGGCGTTCGGCAAGAAGATCGACGCGGCCGCGATCTTCGGCGTCGACAAGCCCGCCACTTGGGGCACCGATATCCTCGCCGGCGCGACCGCCGCCAAGAACACCGTCGCCCAGGGCACGGGCGTCGATCTCGCGCAGGACGTCGCCACGCTCGGCGAGACCCTGAGCCGTCAGGGGTTCGCCGTCAACGGCTTCGCCAGCCAGCCGGGCCTCAACTGGCAGCTCGTCGGTCTGCGTAACGCGCAGGGCACGCCGATCTACACGCCCAGCCTCGCGCAGGGCACGCCGGCCAGCCTGTACGGATACCCGCTCAACGAGGTCGCCAACGGCGCGTGGGATGCCACGAAGGGGGTGCTGCTCGCGGCCGACTGGTCCAAGTTCGTGATCGGCGTCCGCCAGGACATCACCTATCAGGTGTTCGACCAGGGAGTCATCAGCGACTCCACCGGCAAGGTCGTGTACAACCTCATGCAGCAGGACGCGAAGGCATTGCGCGTGGTCATGCGCGTCGGATTCGCCGTCGCCAACCCCGTGACCCGCACCGTGGCCAAGGGCAAGCAGTTCCCCGCCGGTTTCATCACCCCAAAAGCGGCGGCCTAGCGCCGACGGGCATCACGGTAGAACCTGATTCGATCAGCATGAGGGTCGGCGAAACCGCCACGGTGTCTTACCGAGTCCTGCCGGACGGTGTCCCGCAGGACGTGTCCGCGGAAACAGTGGATGCCGGCATCATCGAGATCGGAGAAGCATGACCGTGGAGCGACTCCCGGCGTTTGCCCAGGCGGACGCCCTGTCGGAATGGCTAGGCGAGCCCATCGCCGGCGACGACCTGAAACGCGCGGAACGCTGCCTGCGCGCCGCGAGCAACAGGATCCGCCGCTACACGAAACGCAGCTGGGTCGACGAGACGGGGAGCCTCCTCGACCCACTGCCCGAGGATCTCGAGGACGTGACGCTCGCCTGCGCCGGACGATTCTATATGAATCCCGGCGGCGAGACCTCGTGGTCACGGCAGATCGACGACGCCATGGACGGCGGCAGCAGGAAGGTCGACGAGGCCGGCCTGTACCTGACCGCCAGTGAAATGGCCACGCTCGACGACCTCGTCGCCGACCAGTCCCCGCTGATCGGCGGCATCGGCGTCATCGCATCCACCAGAGGCGAGACGCATAGTCTCGACATGAGCCGCATCTGGTTCGATGACGACGATCATCCCGGCTGCCTGCAGGCAAGGATCCTGCCATGAACGGGTTCACTCCGCCACGGCTCGACCGTTTGCGCAGGTGGGCGGAATCACTCATGACCGACCGGTGGCGCATCACCCGGTACACGGGATCCACAACCATCGACCCCGAGACCGGCGCAAGTGCACCCAGTGTCGAGACCGTCTGGGAGGGGCCGGGCAGGCTGCAGACGACTGGTGGTATCGCATCCGACCGTGTGAGCGCCACCGGGGAGACCGGCAACGTCGGCGGCAATGTCGCCGAATGGCCTCTCGTCCTGCACCTGCCCATGACCGCCATCGGGGTCAGGGAGAAGGATCTGGCCGAATGCGTCGAATCCATGGACCCGGAACTGGTCGGCCATCGCGTGCGACTGGTCAACCGCCAGTCCGAAAAGACGCATGCGACCGCCAGACGGTGGAACGTGCAGGAGATCCCGAAGGGAGGCGACTAGCATGCCGACGATCGACGTGTCCGAAGTGACCGAGCTGGCCGCACGGCTCGCGGCCGCGCCCAAACGCCGGCAGGCGCTCGTCTCGGCCGCCGTGAAGAAGGGCGCGCAGAACATCAAGACCGCGATCCAGGCGGACGTGCGCGCGTCCTCCGACAGCGGCATCCGCCGCATCCCCATCGCCTACGAGATGCGGCAAGAGGGCGTGATCAGCGAGGCCGACATCGCCCCCGTCAGGGGAGGCGCCGGCGGTCTCGCGAACATCGCGTTCTTCGGCACGTCCAAGGGCGGTGGCTCCCACCGGTTCTACGAGCACGGCATCGACGAGCTCGATACCACGGCCCGGTATGTGAGGGAGGCCGCGCGAGGATTATGAACCACATGGAGGCGAAACAACGAGTCCTCGCGCTCATGCCCGACATGTCCGGGTGGACCGTCTATCCGGACGGGGTGGCCACGGGCGCGCACCCACCGTGGATCGTCGTCCAATTCGACGAGATCGACCGCGGGCTGAGCGAGGCCGTCCGTGCGACGGGATGCCTGTGGAGGCTGACCATCCGGGTCGTCGGCGAAACCCCGGACGGGGTGAACGTCGCCTGCGCCCGGCTGCACGACCGGCTCGACGGGAGGATGCCCGACCGGATGGGCGCGCTCATCCCCTACTCGGACAGCAGCGTGTACGCGAGCGAACTCACCAACCCCAGCACGTCCACCGCATACGTGATGCGCGTGCTGACCTGGCGCGTCGGACAGTAGCCCCGATGCGCGAGAAACCCATCAGAGACCATGAAAGGGGCATCCAATGCCTAACACCATTACCGCGCATCTCGAGGACGGCCGCGTCAAGACCGTGTTCGTCGACACGATCGAGGACGTGTCCGCTCCGACCGTGACCGAACTGACCACGAACCCGCTCGACCTGTCCTACTGGCTGACCGCCGACGGGTTCAAGGCCACCCACTCCCAGGACATGATCGACGACGACCGTGAGGGAGCCGCCGCCGTTGGCCAGATTCCAGGACAGGAGAAATACACCGACACCAGCCTGCAGGTGATCGACAACATCAACATCAAGAACGGGGAGACCGCCGAGGACAACGCGGCCGTGGAGCGCCTCACGCAGGGCACGAAGGGATACATCGTGCGCCGTCGCGGCCTGCCGACCGACGATCCGTTCGCGGCCGGCCAGGTCGTGTCCGTCTATCCGGTGACGATCGGCATCAAGACCCCGGTCGCCCACGCGGCGAACCAGCGTCAGATGAGCACGATCTCGTTCGCCGCCGACCCGAGCTCGCAGGACGAGACCGCGGTGGTCGCCGCGGGAAAATAATGCCCTCAGCAATCCAGGCGTCGCCCGATCGTCTGACGCTGCGGGTGGGCGAAAGCCGGGTTGTTGAGGTTTCCGTCCTCCCCGAGGAGGCCAGCCAGGAGTATACGGCACGCATCCAGGACACCGGGATCGCCGTATTGGGGGGATCTGACCCGTCGCCGGACCCCAGTCCGAAACCGGTGACGGGCATCACTCTGGACCGCACGTCGTACTCCGGCGTGGCCGGTTCCACGCTCACGCTCCATGCGACGGTATCCCCGTCGGATGCGGACGATGCGACGGTGTCGTGGCGGTCGGACGCGACCGGCGTGGCGTCGGTGTCCGGCAACGGTGTCGTCGCGTTGCGCGCCGCTGGCAGGGCCGTGATCACCGCGTCCGCGGGAGGATACACGGCGTCGTGCGCAGTGACGGTGACCGCGGCCACGGTCTCCGTCCAGTCGGTCACCGTGGCCAGCCCCGACGGCGTGACCACGCTGGACGTCAACGGCACGCTGCAGTTGTCCGCCACGGTCCTGCCCGTGGACGCGACCGACCGCACGGTCACATGGTCCGCCAGTCCGACCACAGTGGCCACGGTCTCCCGGTCCGGGCTCGTGACCGGTGTCGAGGCCGGAACGGTCACCGTCACCGCGACGGCCGGCGGCAGGACCGGTTCGCTCACCCTCACCGTACGGGCCGTCACGGTGGAGCGGGAGAACCTGCTGACCACACCGCCATCACTGCCTCTGACGGCCAACGGTGTCACGATGAGCGCGAACGGGGACGGCTCCTACCATCTGAAGGGCACCGCCACCGCGTGGACCGGGTTCGCGTTCACGGCCAAGCAGATGAGCGCGGGAACCTACTCGCTCAAGTCCAGCAGCGCGAACCTGCTCAGCAACACCGGTGGAATCGGCTTCTGGGTCCGCCCCGACGAGCTGGACGCGCGCCGCGGGAACGTCACCCGCGAATACACGTCCACATGGTGGCAGAACGCGCAGATCAGCGTCAACGCAGGCACCAGCATCGACACCGACGTCACCCCCCGTCTCACGCGGGAGGACGACTAGAAAGGAAACTCATCATGGCTGAAACACTCAAGGGGGGGATTCGCGTCACCGGTGTCACGGCCGGTGAGACGACCCTGGTCCTGACCGCGGGCACCGTCACCGCGCGCGTGCCGGTCACCGTTTTGGAGAACTGGGCTGCACCGATCCTGGACGTGCTGCCGGTCACGGTCAACGGCGTGACCTACACGCGTGTCGACGCCGGCATACGCATGACCGGCACGAGCACCAGCACGAGTCCGGGCGAGCCGAACGCACCGATCAGCCTGCCCGCGGGACGCATCCGTCTGACGGGAGTCCCCTCGGGCGTGGGAGTCAAGGTCGAACCCAAGGGCAGCGGCACCGGTGTGATTGACACAAGAGCCGGCCTGCTCGAAGCCGACGTCACCGCCGGGCAGTACACGTTCCGCCTGTTCGCGGTCACGACCCGGCCGATCGACGTGACGTTCCTGCCCGTGCTCGAAACCATCACCACCTGAGCCCCTATGACAGGGGCTCCCTTATCCGAGAGGAGACCCCGTCATGGGATCCATCACCGTCACCGGGCTGGCCATGGGCGACACCAGCCTGACCATCACCAGCAAAACCGTGCCGTCCGTCAAAACCACCGTGCCGGTCACCGTCCAATCCCGCAATCTGCTCTCCTACGGTCCCGCACGGGAGAACGGCCTGACCGTCAGCGTGAACGATGACGGCAGCCTGCACGTCAGCGGACAGACCACCGCCGCCAATCAGGGCATCAAATGGCGGTTCCCTATCCCCGACGACGTCCGGGGAAAGACCGTCACCTACCGTCTGGCCAGCGCGCCCGCGGGCGTGTACTGCTACGCGCAGTCACGCAACACGGGAGGCGTGCTCTCCACGTTCCTGATCTCGGACCCCACCCATACGCTGTCGGCCGAGGCGACCGAGATCGAATTCCGCGTCGCGACCAACACCACCAACCCGGTCGACGGGGACATCCGCGTGCAGATCAACCCCGGCGAGACCGCTACCACATGGATGAGGCCCGACGACACAAGCCTCTCGGGGGGGGGCTTGAGCTAGCCAACCTCTGGCCGGCCATCCCCTCGGGCACACGCAACGGCGTCACCCTCACCGCGCTCGGGGACGGCTCCTACACCACATCGGGCGAATTCTCCACATGGGCTACGTTCGAACAATTCCTGACCCTCGAGGCCGGCCGGTACACCATCGAGTGGTCCTCCGGCCTGACATCGCTCAACTCGTGGGACCTGATCCTGCAAATCGCCCCCGCACCCAGCGGCGACGCGCTCATCAAACCCGGCACACCGGCCACCAGCCTGCCGGCAGGCATGTACCGCGCCCAGATCAACGTCAACAGCCAATCCGGGATCGGCCGCACCATCACCCCCATACTCGTCAAAATCGACTAAACCAACCCCTGCAAGAGGAGGCAACATCACATGACTGTGACCGTACAGCAGCCGATCGGCTCGCACGACATCGTCACCGATCTCAACACGCTGCGAGAAACCATCATCCTGGCCGACAGGATCAGCCAGCTCGACAAGACCGGCGGCATGACCGAGGCCGAAACCTCCACCGCACGCGAGGAACGCGACCGGATCACCAGCCAGTTACGAGACCTCGTCGACAAGGTGCGCGAGAGCACCATCACCATCCGTCTGCGCGGCCTCCGCTCCTCGGAATGGAACCAGTACATCCTGCAGTGCACGCGCACCGTCGACGGCAAGCCCGTCAAGGACGGCAACAAGCTCCTGCGTCTCGCCGTCCCAAGCATGGTGGAGGGCGTCCTCAACCATACCGGCGTTCCCATCACCATGAGCGACACTGACCTCAACACGTTGCTCGAATCCCTCGCCGACACCCAGTCGTACGAACTGCTGCAGACCATCCAGACGCTGAACTCACCCGCCGTCAGCCTCCCAAAAGACGTGACGCGCCTGACCGCATAACCCACCTCTCCGAGCAGCTCGGCAACAATCCCGAACTACTCGCCCGGCTCCGCTGCGCGAAATCACTGGGCATCAGCCTCAAACGATTCGAAGGATGGATCTCCACACCGGACGACCCGACTGAATGGGACGACAGAGAGCGCGCATGGATGCTCGCACTGCAGGCATACGAAGCCAGACTGTGCCCGGTATGCGGCATGGACAGCCGTATCTGCCATGACGAAACCCGATTCCAAAGCATGAGGGCGAAAGGCCGGGTGGAAGTGTGCTTCGCCAGGTACGAGCGTAACCGTGCTCTCGACGAGTATCGCGGATCCGGGCAGGCGGACCCGCTCGCCGAGGGAGCGATCACCGTCGGACTGACCGCTCCACCACCGGACATATTCGAGGAGGATCAGCCATCATGGCGTTGAATGAGAACATCATGATCCGGCTTATGGCCGACACGAGCAACTACACGACCCGGATGGCGGCCGCATCCAAGCAGGCCAGCGCGTTCGGCGACGCACTCGAGAAGCCGATGAGCACGCAGGAGCGGCTCGCCGCCGGAGCGACCAAGGCCGGATTGGCGATCGGCGCGGTCAGCGCGGCGATCGGCGTGGCCGCGATCACCACGTTCGCCCAGTTCGACGCCGCCATGAGCACGGTGCAGGCCAACACAGGAGCCAGCGCCCGTGAAATGGACGCGCTCCGTCAGGCCGCCATCGACGCCGGAGCCAACACCGTGTACAGCGCATCCGAAGCCGCCGACGCGATCAACGAGCTCGGCAAGGCCGGCATGAGCACCAGCGACATCCTCTCCGGCGGACTCACCGGCGCACTGAACCTCGCAGCGTCCGACGGCATGCAGGTAGCCGAGGCCGCCGAACTCATGAGCTCGGCCATGGCCCAGTTCAACCTCACCGGCACGGACGCGGGCCGCGTGGCCGACGCCCTCGCCGCCGGAGCCGGCAAGGCGCAGGGCTCCGCCCGCGACCTCGGATACGCATTGCAACAGTCCGGCATGGTCGCCAACAGCTTCGGCATCGGCATGGAGGAGACCGTCGGCACGCTCACCGCGTTCGCCAACGCAGGCATGATCGGATCCGACGCCGGAACCTCACTGAAAACCATGCTCATCAGCCTCGCCAACCCATCCGACAAGGCCGCCGCGCTCATGCAGGAGCTCGGCATCAACGCATACGACGCCCAGGGCAACTTCATTGGTCTGGGCGCGCTTGCCGGCCAGCTCCAGACCCAGTTGGGTGGATTGTCGCAGGAGCAGCGCAACCAGGCGCTGGCCACGATCTTCGGGTCGGATGCGATCCGCGCCGCGAACGTCCTGTACAACGAGGGCGCGGACGGCATCCAGGAGTGGACCGACGCGGTGGCCGACTCCGGGTATGCGGCAGAACAGGCCGCGGCCAAGAACGACAATCTCAAGGGCGATCTCGAAAATCTGAGCGGTTCGGTCGAGTCCATGCTCATCACCATCGGCTCGGGCGCGGACGGCGTATTGAGGGACACTGTCCAGACGCTGGATATGCTCGTCGACGCGTTCTCCGACCTGCCCGCGCCGGTCCAGCAGGGCACGATCATGTTCGGCCTGATGGTCGGCGCGACCGCCGGACTGCATCAGATGTTCGGCGGGCTCGCCACGTCCACCAGCCAGACCGGCCGCAGCATGGGCCTGCTGCTCGACCCCGTGCAACGGTTGAGCACGGCGGCACCACAATTGTCGGACGGGTTCCGGCAGTTGGTCGGCGCGGCCACTGGCGCCGGTACGGGCATCCAGAGCCTGTCCGGTTCCGCGGGCCGTGCGCAGGCGGCGATGGGTGGGCTGAAAAACATTGGCGGCGGTATCGTCAGCATGCTCGGCGGCCCGTGGGGCATCGCCCTGACCGTCGCCGGCGTCGCGCTCACCCAGTGGGCCGCGAAGGCGCGGAAGGCCAGGCAGGACGCCGAACAGCTGCAGAATGCGATCGAGTCGTCCGCGGACGTGGGCGAGCAGATGGTCCACATGACCCAGCAGATCGATTTCAACTGGCTCGACCGGATGCAGACCGGCAGCTCCAACATGAGCGACCTGCTCGACAAGGCCGGCATCAGCATGGAAACGTTCGTGCGCGCCGCCCAGGGGTCCAAGACGGCGATCGACGAGGTCAACGAGGCCCTGAAGAACATGAACAAGGACGGTGGGGACACGAGCATGACCCCCGCCGCCAACAAGATCCGGAACAGTCTTAACGAGCTGAGTGAGGCGTACGGGACCGCGACCGAGGGTGCGGCCGAGGCCAAGAGCGCGACCGACGCTCTCAACGCGACCAACGGGGAGGGAGCCGCGGCGGCGGGGAGTGCGGCCGACGCGCAATCCCAGCTCGCCGGCAGCGCGGCCGAGACCGCCGACGCGGAAAGCCTGCTCACCGACGCGATGGGCGCGACCAAGGATGCGGTCAGCGAGACGGCCGGCGCGTGGGGCGAGGTCATCAGTGCGATGGAAACCTACTACGGGTTCAGCCTGAACGCGTCGGACGCGCTCATCGCCATGCACTCCGCGTTCGACAAGGCCACCGAGGCCGCGCGCGAGAACGGCGCGACCCTCGATCTCAACACCGAGAAGGGGCGCAACAACCAGAGCGCGCTCAACGACGTCGCGTCCAGCGCGTTGAAGGCGGCTCAGGCGCAGGCCGAGAACGGCGCCAGCATGGACGACATCAACGCCACGCTCGACGACGCGCGCAACCGGTATATCGAGGCCGCGAGGGCCATGGGCATGACACCGGAGGCCGCCGATGCGGCCGCGTCCGCCGCAGGCCTGACGTCCGAGAAGTTCCGTGAGCTGGCCGAAGCGGCCGGTCTCGTGCCCGACGACGTCAACCTCAACGTCAACGCGAACACCGGCGAGGCCGAGGGGCGACTGCAGGAGCTCGGCATCACCGTCGAGACCCTGCCCGACGGGACAGTCCGGATCGGAGGCGACAACACCGAGGCGATCAACGCGATCGCGTTCGTCAACGGGCTGTCCGTCGACGAGAAGACCGGCGCCCTGACCATGGACAAAAGCCAGTACGACATCGCCCTCGCCCTGGCCAACGGCGCGAGGATCGACGAGAAGACCGGCAAGCTGCTCGGCGACGGCTCCGACCTGCTCAACAAGGTCGCCCAGGCCAACGGGTGGAAGATCGACCCGAAGACCGGTGTGATCAGCGGCAACAACGGGGACTTCATGGCCAAGAAGAAGGCCGTGGAGGACACCAAGATCGGCGACAAGACCGTCAAGGTCGGAGCCGACACGAGCAGCTTCTGGGGCAGCGTCAACGGGATCCTCAACCGCGTGTTCTCCGTCAACGTGAGCGCGTCGGAAGGCAAGGCGCATGGCGGCATCATCGGATACGCGACCGGCGGCCGCATCCCCCGGTACGCGGACGGCGGCTATCAGGGGCTCGTACGCGGGATCGGCAGCAAGATCAGCGACAGCAACCTGATCCTTGCATCCCGCGGCGAGTACATGATCCAGGCGCGCGCCGTCGACCATTACGGGGTCGCCGCGATGGACGCGATCAACGGCATGCGATGGAATCCCGACTCCGGCGTGAAATACACGGTCGCGCCAACGATCCTGACCGACAATCCGCAGACGGTCGAGACAAGCCGGCAGATCATCGACGCGATCGACCGGCTGCGCCGCGACCTCGGCCCAACGATCAGCACATACGCGCCACGACTGGGGGAACGCGACTTCAACCGGCTCACATGGAGGGCCCAGCGATGAGAACATTCACCTATACGAGCGGCGTGGACCCGACCACGACGGTCGACCTGGCCGACCCCGAGTCCATCATGATCGGGCAGATCCGCGACCTGCGCACGACCGGATGGAACGTGGACACCGATTATCGGACCGTCACGTCCGCGATCCGGGAGGCGCGGGAGGCCGAGGCCACGGCCAACTGCCCCAGCCTCGAGGCGCTCGACCGGGCGGTCATGGTGTTCGACGCCGACCTCGCGGGACTCGACAACGGGCAGGGCAGACGCACCGCCGGCACGCTCACGGTGGACGGATGGACGCAGAAATGCCTCGTCCCACGAGTCAAACCGTCGATCACGTTCCACGGGTTCGCCCAATGCGACATCACGTTCCTCCTGCTGGACGGCGTGTGGCGACACGACATGGACACGCTCCACTACTGGCCCGCATCCACGTCGGGAGGTGCCGCCGATCTCGACCTGCCCACCGACATGCCGTTCGACCTCGCCGGCGGCGCGAAGATCGACACGCTCGTCAACACGAGCCTGCTGCCACGCCCATGGCGGATGACCATATTCGGCCCGGCCACCAACCCGTCGATCGTGATCGGCGGGAACACCCACCAGATCGACGTGACCATCCCCGCTGGCGGATACCTGCTCATCGACGCGATCGACAACGAGAAGCAGGTGCTGCTCGTCGACCAGAACGGCAACCGCGCCAACGTGCTCGACAAGGCGCGTCGCGGCACCGGGCAAGGCAGCGGCGAATACATCTTCGAACGCATCCCCGCCGGCACGAGCGCGCTGAGCTGGTCCAACAGCTTCGGTTTCGATCTGACCGTCGTGGAGGAAAGGAGCGTGCCCCCATGGTCGAACTGATCGTCACCGACCAGCGGCACACGCCCATTGCGGCCATCGACTCGTTCAATCTCGACCTCGCGTACGGGGACGAGGAGAACGATTTCGAGCTGCTCGCCCCGTTCCTGCCCGACGCTGGCGCGTTCATCGGCATCGACGGCACCGAATACGGCGGGATCATCGAACAACGCTCGTCGGACGGGTCCGCGAGGGGCCGTACATGGCATGGCATCCTCGCCGGCAAGATCCTCGCCCCCGACACAGGCCAGGACTACCTGACCGTCAACGGGACCGCGGCGACCATCCTCAACCAGCTGTTCGCCCGCATGGGACTGCAGGACCTGTTCGAGGGGGTCTCCCCGAAAACGGACATCACGATCAACTCCTACCGGTTCGAACGGTATGTCGACGCCTACACCGGCATCCGCGCCATGCTCGCCAGCGTCGGCGCGAAACTCCATCTCATGTGGGCGGAAGGCACCGTCATGGCCAGCGCCCTGCCACGCGCCACATACGGGGACACGATCGACTCCGACCTGCTCGAGTTCGACAGCACCCGCGACCACCGGCCGATCAACCACCTCATCGGCCTGGGCGAGGGGGAGCTGCGCGACCGCGCGGTCACCCACTGGTACGCCGACAGAACCGGCAAGGTCAGCCAGACCCAATCCCTGTTCGGATTGGACGAACGGACCGCGATCTACGACTACTCGAGCGCCAAGATCGACGATCTTAGGGAGGACACCGAGAAGAAGCTCAAGGAGCTGCAGACGCAGGGCGAGATCTCGGTCACCCTGCGAGCCGGCAGTGGCATCGAGTTCGACATCGGCGATACCGTCACCAGTCGTGATCAGACACTCGGCATCGATGTGACCGCCACCGTCACCAAGAAGATCATCAAGGTCGATTCGGGCGTGCTGTCCGTCGACTACGAGATCGGATCCACGAGCACGTCCAAGTCCTCATGGTCCGGCAGCGCCGAGACCAGCAGCGGCGGAGGCGGCGGAGGCGGAACTGTCGGCATCGTCGCCGGAGACGGCATCACGATCACGAACGGCAACAGGATCAACGCCGTGGTCACCCAATCCAAGCTCGACGCGGTAAGGGCGCTGGCCGAGGAGGCCAACACGACGGCCAGCGGATACGCCGAACAGATCGGACAGGCCCAGCAGACCGCGGCAAACGCCGTCGCCACTGCCAACCAGAGCGTCCGCAACCTGAACGGCACATCGCCGATCCACGTATGGAGAAGCGACGACAAGGCGACGGCCACCGTGTACGCGGATACCGCCACGCAGAACGCCGACGGCATGATGAGCGCCTCGGACAAGACCAAGCTCGACGACATCAGCCCGTACGCGAACCATTACACGCTGCCCGCGGCCACCCTGGACACGCTCGGTGGCGTCAAACCCGACGGCAGCACCATCACCATCACCAATGACGGGACCATCACCGCTCACACGACGGGAAGCGGGGGCGGGCTCACGTTCCCGGTCGGCTACATCGTGCGCAACACCACCGGGGAGAATCCGGGCAGCGTGTTCGGCGGCACCTGGCAGGAACTGCCATCACTGGGCGCGTACACGTGGGAACGAATCAAATAGAAAGGATCCCGAACATGGGCAAGACGACCGATCTGACCGCGTACGAGTGTGATCGGTGCGGCCGGAAGGATTTCCTGCAGGCGTCGGACCTGCAGGTCCGAGACTGGTACGACGTGACACGCGTCACCACGGGCAGCACGACTGCGCCGTACGTGCTGTGTGGCACCTGCTGGACTGTCTACCAGAGTCTCCTCAAACAGCAGACCGGCGAGTTCGAGAAGTTCCTCGAGGAAGGAAAGACCGTATGACTATCGACTTCATCACAGGCAAGGCCGGAACGGACCATATCGACGGCAACGACTGGCGAAGCATCAACGCAAGCATCATCGGCCTGGACGACTACGTGATGCGACTGCGCAACGAACTGGCCATCAGCGTGCAGGACTCCAACCATGTCGTGATCGATACCGGCATGGCCATGCTCAACGGGGGCGCAGCACACGTCACCGCCGCGGAGACCGTCACCATCCAGTCCGGCACGCAGGGGCAGAAACGCAACGACCTCGTCTGCCTGCGATATACCAAGACCGGCGACATCGAGAAGGCAAGCCTCGTGTGCATCAAGGGCACGCCCACCACGGGGACGCCGGCGGATCCCTCATACAATAAGGCGAGCACACTACTGGGATCGACCACAGTGCACGACATGCCGCTCTACCGACTCCCTCTCAACGGCATCACCCTCGGCACCCCGGTCAAACTGTTCCGCACATTGGACTCGCTCGCAAGTGTGTGGGATTCCCTGACCCAGCGCATCACGTTTGATAGGTCTGGCACCACCACGGTGTCCGATCCGATGGCGATCGGCGGGCAGGTGTTCTCCTCCGATCAGGGCCATCTGGCCATGGTTACCCTCCGATGGGTCAACGCCGGATCGTTTTATTCGGACGGGTGGGCGAAGACCCGCCTTGCTCGCATGGTCGGGTGGAGGGCCACGCGGGAGGCTATTCAGGTGTGTTCGGAGAACGTCGACTGGGATCATGTCAGCAAGGCGTTCATCCAGTGCGCGGACGAGTGGATCAACTGGATGCCGTCAGGAGGCTGGCAGGTGCCGGAGAACGCGTGGCACAACTGCTCCATGGTCTTCCCCGTGGAACGCACCTAGACGCGGAGAACGGGGAAAATGAGTGCGGCCTGATGCCACTGCTGTTTCGGGATCTCATACTGGCCGCCGGTATGCTGCCAGTAGATGTCCTGATTCTGCACTCCGATGATGCCGCTGCCGGCTACGTCCGAGCCGGTGTTCTCCGCGCAAATGAAATCGTAGCCCTCCCCGTTGGTTTTGAAATTCACCATCCGGGCGAGATTGACTCTCTTCCATGACGGGCTCATGAACGACCCATTATTCATCCAGAACACGCGCATGAGCGCGACCCCGTTGACCACGGTGCCGGTCACGCTGACCGTGTCCGAACTGTCTGCAAGCTTGGTCCATATGACCGTCTGGGTCAGGGAATCCCACTACGCGATGAGCGCTCGCTCGTAGAGACGTTGCGCGTCCCTGAGCGCGGTGAGATCGGGTTTGAGATAGTAGCGGGCCGTGGTCTGGATGTCACTGTGCCCGAGCATCTTCGACACGACCGCGATATCCGCTCCCGATGCCAGCGCGTTCGTCGCCCACGAATGCCTCAGGTTGCGCGGCGGCACATACGGCAGATCATGCCGCAGACAGTAGGCGCGATACGCGCGAGCCGCCTGCGGCGGAGTCAACCCGCCGATCAGCCGCCCCGATGATCTCGACTTCAACTCCCGCAGGCGGCGTACCGCGAACCGAGGCAACGGGAGCGTCCGCCGGGACAGAGAGGTTTTCGGATCCACGACGATCACCCGTCCGCTGACCCATTGCACGCCACGTTCCACTCGCAGGATGCCGGCGCGCAGATCCACGTCACTCCATTCCAGCCCGTATCCCTCTTCCGTGCGGAGCCCGCAGGTGGACGCGCAGATGAGCCACGCCTCCAATGGCGCATCGTAGAATCCGCGCAGTTGGATGCGCTGCTGACGGAGAGTGAGTAGCAGGGGCTCGTACCGTCTGCTCTGCGGCAGGCGGATCTGCCTGCGAGTGATGTCCACGTCCAGCAGGCCCCAGCGGATCGCGCGACGCAGCATGGCGCGCAGCAGCGTCCACGCCTTGCGGGCGACGCCTGCCGAGGACAGGCCGGCGATCCACTCGTCGACCGTGTCCACGGTGATGTCCTCCATGCTCATGCCACCTAGTGTGGGTGCGACGTGCAGCCTCCATGCGCTCTCATAGCCGATCACAGTGCATTCACGGAGCGTTGCCGTGCAGTAGGGCAGGAATCGTGTCGTCCAAAACTCGTCCAGCAACATAGTTTTCCAATCCTGGATTCCCACACGCCCGGCGGCCGTTCCGCACGGGTGGAGCGTATGGGATTTTCCTAGGTAATCCAATCAGAGAGGATTCGCATGCTGTTTCCCGGTTTGTTCGCGTCGCCGGAGTTCTGGACCGCGCTCATCGTCGCGTCGGTCGGTTCGGGCGGTGTCATGGCGTGGATCCTGCGCCGCATCGACCGGCATCTGGACCGGCATGACATGACCATCACCCGTGACGAGCTCGACCGCGCCCTGGCGTCCTCGCCGGTGATCGTCTCGCTCGAGGCCAAGCTGGACCGGGATTTCGCCCGGCTGGACGAGGCGGACCGCGACCGTCGCGCCATCCGCCTGGACGTGCTCCGCATCGAGATGTTCGCCCACACCAGCACGCGCACCCAGCACGAACGCCAGCTGGAGGCCGGCAAGGAGTACCTGGCGCTCGGCGGCAACGGTTTGGGCCACGCCAGGTACGACGCGCTCAAACAGGACTACGTGCGCAGGGAAACGTCCGATGACTGGGAGTACCGGTGACCGGCCGCGACATCATCCGACTGGTGGCCGTCGTCCTGCTCACTGCCCTCGCCATCATGGCCGCGATCATGGTGGGCGTGCTGCTGCTGGTCGTGCTCCTGCGGGGGCTCGCCCTGCTGCTCGCGTTTCCGTTCCTGCTCCCATGACCATCGCCCGCCCCGTCATGGGGATGGGCCACATTGCCCCGATCTGGGGCGGAAAGGAGGCCGTATGGCCTATGAAACCCTGACCCAATACACAGCCGCATGCTATACGAGTGGCCGGCCGTACGGGATCACATCCATCACCATCCACTGGTGGGATGATCCCAGCCGGCATCCGACATTCGAGGGTGCCATCAGCACGTTCACCAGCGGCTCGCGCAGAACCTCGGCCCACTACGTCGCCGAGGCGGGGCGCGTGGCATGTCTGGTGGATCCCGACGACCGCGCGTGGGCGTGCGGAGACGGCGTCGGACGCAACAGTGGTGGAAATGACCGGAGCATCAGCATCGAATGCAATCCCCGGCAGTCCGACGGCGACTACGAGACCATCGGCGAGTTGATCCGTGACCTGCGCGGCGTATACGGCGATCTGCCACTCCATCCCCACCGGCACTGGACCAGTACCGATTGCCCGGGCACCTACGACCTCGACCGGCTCGACCGTATCGCACGCGGTTCGGCCCCCGCCGAGTCCGCACCCAGGCCGGAGACCACGGCACCGACCGTGCTGGAGGTGGACGGTTCGTGCGGTCCTCTCACCATCCGCAGGTGGCAGGAGGTCATGGGCACCAGCGTGGACGGCAAAATCAGCGGCCAGCTCGTACCCGACTGCCGCACCTACTGGCGTCCCGCGCTCGTGGACTCGTGCGTCACCTATGGCGGATACGGCAGTGAGCTGATCCGCCGCGTTCAGGCCCAGTTGGGTCAGGGGCAGGATGGTCTGCTCGGCCCCGGCACGATCAGGGCGATCCAGGCGCATCTGGGCGTCGCGCAGGACGCGTCGTTCGGCCCGGCCACGGTGCGGGCATTGCAGACCCGGCTCAATGAGAATCGATTCTAGGGAGGATCCATATGGCAGAAGACGAGAACACGCCGCAGCACGCTGCGGACACCACCCCGTACACGCCCGTGTTCGACGAGCGCGTACGCACGATCATCTACATCATCACTCTCGTCGCCGGCATCGTCGGTCTCGGCGTTTCGGCGTTCGGGGATCCGCAGGTCGGCGCCTACATCAGCTCCGCGGCCGGCGTGATCGCCGCAGCATTCGGTGTCGCTTACAACCCGATCCGACTCGCCGGCAAATAACTGCCACCACCATGTCCTAGTGGAATAATTTACGCTCGAATACAATTCGCCCCTCTCTCGCTTTGGCGGGGGAGGGGCCGTTTTCCCGTTTCCGGCTACAACTGTTCGTCGCCGACGAACAGTATGCGTGCGCCGTTGATCTCCGAAGCCCGTTGGGCGATGGCCCGATGCCATGAGGCCGGCATGCCCTGGGTGGATTCGATCTCCACTCGAGGCACCAGCAGCGCGGATTCGCCGGACTGGGATGCGAGCCGATCGACCTCCGCGTCGAATCGCTTTTTGAGCGCGCACAGGTCCATTTCCAATCCGGCTGGCAGGAGCCTGGTGTGCTCCCACCGTTTGACGCTTGATTCCGCAACATCCCAGTGGATGGCGAGCCATTTGGTGGACAGGCCCATGCTTTCGCGCAGGCATTTCATCTCGGCGCTCGTGATCATTCGGTTCCTCCGTTCTGTTCGTGCTGGCTGATGATTTTGTCGATCTGGGCGATTCGTGTCATCAGGCGCTGTCGTTCCTCGCGCAATGCGGCGAGCGGATCACTGTCGTCGTTGACCAGCTCGTATTTGTCCTGGTCGAGCAGGGTGAGCGCGGATGCCGGCAGGTCGCGGATCTCGAGGATAACGCCGTCGCAGTCGCCTACCTCCGGGTATTTCGCGCTGCCGGCACGGTCGGCGAAACGGCCGTTGACGATGATCACGTTGTCGGCGAGCCGGACGCTTGCGTCGCGGCCGGGACGGTATGCGACGCTACGCCCGGCGACAATGATCTCATTATCCTGGCAGTAGTCGCCGGCGTTGACGCGGATGGTTACTCCGGTGTCCTGCCCGGCGTTCCACCCCCATAGGTCGGCGGCGAGTTGTTCGACTCGCTGCCGGTCGCGGGGATCGAACCGCCATGAGCGGGTTGCGGGATCCCATTTTCCGCCGATCGAGCGGGCGCGTTTCGGGCAGTCGGGGGTGATAGGGGCTGACGAGTCGGATGTCGGTGTCGGTGCGGATGATGTTCACGTCCTGCATGATCGTATCTCCTGTTGTCAGATGCGGTGGGTGGCGCGGCCGGTGAACTGGGACGCTTTGACGAGGACGACGGGACGGCCGAGGGCGTGGCCGATCTGCGTGCGGGCGAAACTCGCCTCGTTGGCGACCATGCCGTAACGCTGGCTGGTTTCCCGGTCCGCGTAGCCGACGGTGACGCCGGAGGTGGTGGTGTAACGTCCGTGGCCGACGATCATGCCGTCGGACGTGGCGTAGACGAACGTGCCTTTTTCCGCGTCCTGCGCCCATGCTGCGAGCTGCGTGGGATCGGCGTCGGCGTCGAAATGCATCCGGGCGAGGATGTCCTGCGCCTTGGAGATGTAGTAGGGGTGGATCGTGTTTTCATGATCGGAGCCTTCCGCTCGTTCAGGGCTTGCCTTGTGCTTCCCTGTTGATACCCACACTACACCATCGGAAACGTTTTGTCTCCGGCGTGTCGTGGATTCACCGTCGCCATGGCAGTCCCAGACACTCCCGCGCCCAATCCTCACCGTGCTCGGAGATGTAGGACTCGGCGTGCCCAGCGTTCCGCAGTATCGTTCTCCGCATCATCCTCGCCGAGACATAGCATCCAGATCGCCGTTTTTTTGTTGCCTCCCGCGAACGATGTGGCGGGGCGCAGAAGCCGCACGCACCCATTGTCGCGAAGGAACTTCGCCGTTCTGCTCAGCCGGTTTCGAGCGGTCAGGGTGCGGTTCTCAATGGCCTTCTCGGCAGCCGAGCCATCGCCGACGTAGGAGAGGTCCAGCTGCTGCTGCGTCGGTAGTATCAGTCCCATTCCAGCGGCCGTGGCATCCCATCCGAGCCAATAACACCAGTAGGGGTTGCCCTCGTTGATTGCGGCAGTATCCTCCTTGTCAATAGCTGTCTTGCCCATGAAGCACATCATGCCGAGGGCGAGCTCATTAAGCTTGAGGTTGTCTCCGACGATCTTGGACAGCTTGCCCCGCTCGGCGAGGGCGAATACGCGGTCAATGTTGCGGTATCCCATGTATGTCATGCCTTTTCCCTCCACACCATGGCTTAGACTGTGATGCGGAGAATCGTATGCGCGGTTTTTCCATCCGACCCCGCGGTGTCACCAGCACTGCGGGGTCTTTCATTCACACACAGATGATATCACACAATCACACACATTGATTAGTGCACACTCACATGTATCGGATACTGCTTACTAACACGTATGTGTGAGCTAACATAAATCTCTACAAGAAGAGAGACATAAAGGATTACAAAAATCACGAGGAAATCGCTTCGAGTTGAGATCGGAGACCATCCCGCTCCTCCTCCAACTCACGGATCCGATCATTGATCTCCCTGATACGAGCCCTCAGCCCGTCCGGCGTCGTGTCCTCGTACAATCGTTCGCCGACCTTGTTGGCGAGGTCGCGGCGTCGATCATCCATGCTGTGCTGGTACAGCAGGGCGACGTCGGCGCTCGTATGTCCTCCCGCGTCCATCAACTCGCGCAGCGTCGCGCCCTCCAACGCCAGCCAGGTGAGCCCTGTATGCCGCAGATCGTGGAAACGCAGATCCGGCCGGTGAGCGGCCTTCCTCGCCGCGTCATACCAGCCGCGCAGCGTATTCGGATGCACAGGCTGTGAAGGGTCACGGATGGCGGGGAACAGCCACGCGTCATCACCCTCCGGTAGCGAGGCCAGATGCTCCTGCAGGTGGGGGAGGATCGTCTCCGGGATAGGCTCCCACCGCTCCGAACCACTCGTCTTCGGACTACCCGTCGTACTCTCCGGATCCATCGTCGTGCGCGTGCGATGCACATGCAGGCGACGCGTGGCCAGGATGATGTCCCTACGTTGCAGGGCGCAGACCTCACCGATTCGTAGCTCCACGGCGCATCCGAGCTCGACCGTGAGCCGATACGCGTCCGGCATCATGTCCATAATCCTGCGCACCTGCGCCGGGGTCGCGGGAATGATCTCCCGCTCCCGTCTGGGCGTCGCCTCCGAGCGCGTCAACGGATAACGGGGGATGATCGGCTCGCTTCCGTCCTCGCCCGGCAGTGCGGCTGAGCGCAGGATCTCCGCCAGCAGCTTCATCACGTTCCGGCGCATGGCCGGCTGGTCGGCGCGCAGCCCATCCCGGAAACGGTCGGCCATGGCCTGCGTCACACGGCTCATCGACGTGGATCCGAGCGCCGGCTGAATATGATTCTCATAGTCACGGCGCAAACGGTATTTGGTGCCGGGGCGCAGCGGATTGCCCTTGTAGCGGCGTTGCTCCAGCCAGTCGGGGAAATACTCGTCGAACGTCAATCCGACCGTCTCGGCCTTCTTTTCGCGCACCGTGGGCGGCTCCCACACTCCCGCGTCCATACGGCGCCTCTCGCCATCCAACCATGCTACCGCCTCCGACTCCTGCTCGATCGGGAACGACCTGCTGATCCTTTTCGGCAGTCCCGGCCACCGGGCGAACGCCGCGGCGGGGGTGGGGTAGGCGGCGACCACTCGCGTCGGGCTGGTCGAGTTGGGACGGTATTCGATTCGGCCGAACGACCTGCGCGACGATGATGTTTTCTTCTTCCTGGGCAACGATGCCTCCTCCGGACGACGTACTAAACGACGTACATCAGCCCCTTTTCGATCGGTTTTTATCGGTTTGAATCGATTATAGGGGGAGTGTCGAAACGTTGAAAATACGGGCCAGAACCGTTGGAATCGCAACAAAAAAGCCACCCAAGCGCGTGCTTGGATGGCTTTGCTTGTGGAGTCGCCGGGAATTGAACCCGGGTCCGATGACCGTACCCTCAGTCTTCTACGTGCGTAGTCTGCTGGCCAGGTGGCTATCTGTCTGCCCCCGCCTGTGTCGCAGACAACTGGCGGCGGGCATAGTCACAGCAAAAGTCCCTGAAGCGCCCTGTGACGCAATGCTTCAGGCAAGTCTCCTAATGACGCTCAGCATCTCCCCGGAAACATGGGAGAGTGAACGGAGCGGCTGCTCGCTGGTTAATTCTGGCGCGAAGCTCAGGCAGCGAGAGCGAACTCAGTGCGGTTAGATTTAGCACTTATTCTTTGCGGGAGGACATTAACGAGTGGACCCCCGCGTTCTCGGCACGCTTCCCTGCGACGAACAGGTCACCGTCGAAACCGATCGACCCCGATATTGAATTATCAATCAACTGCCGACATACAAAGCCGGACATTTCAATATACCGTTGAAATGTCCGGCTTGTCAACAAGGAGTGTCACTCATGGTGAAATTCCCGATGGAACATCGGCCAAGGTGAGCGAAACGGGGGAGGAGAGGATCACTCGGCCTTCTGCTTCGCCTCATACTCGGCGATGTAGTCGGGCATGACCTCCGGGTACTCCGGCCAGGCACCGGCCTGGGTGCACACGTATGCGGCGGTGTTCACGGCGGCGCGGTGGGCCTCCTGCAGGGACTTGCCGAGCAGGATGTTGATGGTGAACGCGCCGGAGAAGGAGTCGCCGGCGCCGATGGTGTCGGACACCTCCACGCGCGGCGTGGGCAGGGTGGAGATCTCGCCGTTCTTGGCGAGGATGGTGCTGAAGTCGGCGCCGGCGGTCAGGATCACGTAATCGAGATCGAAGTTGTCCATGAACCACTTGCAGGCTTCCTCGTCGGTGCCGGTGATGCCGAACATCGGGCGCAGCAGCACGAGCTCGTCATCGTTCAGCTTGAACACGGTGGCGTCGGCCAGCTGCTCTTCGATGAGCTCCTTGGAGTAGTGGTCGCCGCGGATGTTGATGTCGTAGTATCGCAGCGTTTCGGGACGGCTCATCTTGAGCAGCTTCATGATGGTGTCATGGGACTCCTGCATGCGGCAGGCGAGGGAGCCGTAGCAGATTGCGTCGGCCTTGCGCACCAGATCGATGAGATCCTGAGTCAGCGCGATGTGGTCCCAGGCCACGTCCTTGACGATGGTCCACTCGGGGATGCCGTTCTCCAGCTTCACGTCGGCGCGGCCGGTGGGGTAGGCGTTGCGCTGCAGGATGGACTTGATACCGGTCTTCTCCACCGCGGCCAGCAGCTCATCGCCGAGCTCGTCCTGGCCGATGGCGCTGATCGAGTAGCCGTCGGCGCCGTTCTTGGTGGCGTGGTAGATGAAGTTGACGGGGGCGCCGCCTGCGCGCTTGCCTTCGGGGATCATGTCCCACAGGATCTCGCCAAGGCTCAGGACGATCGGCTTCTTGTCGGTCAT